AGCAAATATAAGTGTTTATAATGTAAATATTAATAAATTATTTGAAATGGGCACTATTATGAAGAATTTTTATATGTTATATAATGATGAAGAATTAATAAATGCATTATATTATTCATTTGAATGTAAATGTTATATAAATAATATAATAAATATTCAAAAATTAATAAAAAATAAAACTATTAATAAATGCGGTTTTATTGCCAAAGATTCAAAAAAATGCACAAATTTTAAAAATGCATATTTTTGTAATTTGCTAAAATTAGATTCAAATAATGTAATTAAAAATAGTTTTAGTTTACAAGATAATTTAATTTTGACCGGTCCTAATGCAGCTGGTAAAACTACATTATTAAAATCTACTTTATTTAATATTATTTTATCTCAGCAAATTGGGTATGGGTTTTTTGATAATGCAGAAATTAAATTATATGATTATATACATTGCTATATTAATATACCTGATACGTCTGATAGAGATAGTTTATTTCAAGCAGAAGCACGACAATGTAAAAATATTTTAGAATTTATAGAAGAAAATTCTGATAAAAATCATTTATGTGTTTTTGATGAATTATTCAGTGGTACAAATCCAGAAGATGCAATAAAAAGTGGCTATGGTTATTTGAATCATATTAATAAAAATAATGTAAATTTCATATTGACATCACATTATCATAAATTATGTAAAATGTTAGAAAAAGACAATACTAATATAAAAAATTATCATATGGAAATTAAAGAAGATGAAAACAAAAATTTTAGTTACACTTATAAAATTAAAAAAGGTATAAATAAAAAAAAAGGTGGTTTAAAAGTTTTAAATGATTTAAATTTTCCAAAAACGATGATAAATAATATAAATAATATAAATAAATTATAAACAAAAACATTTTATTCGTTAAAGATTTACAAATAAAATGTTTTTTAAGAATAATATAAATAACATGGATGCATTAGGAAATTTTATAAATTCAACTTTTATAATAACTTTAGGACTTTTAATAATTATTTCTGGATTAGGAATGTTATATTTTTATAGAAGATTAAATTTATTAGAAAATAGTTTAATTGAACATGGTAAAATATTACAAAATTTTATAATTAATTATAATAATAATATTTTAAAAAGTCAATTTATTAATTTAAATAATAATACTAGTGTATCAAATATGAATAATTTAGACAATAGCAACAATTTATTTGAAAAAATAGATGTTTCAGATGATGAAAATAATAGCATAGATATAAAAAATGATTTAGATAATGATTCAGATAATGATTCAGATAATGATTCAGATAATGATTCAGATAATGATTCAGATAATGATTCAGATAATGATTCAGATAATCAAGATGGTAAATTAATAATAGATGATAAATTAAATAATGAAAAAGATAATGATGAATTATTTATAGAAAACTTACCAATTGTTATAAATAAAGTTAATAATGAAGAAGCAAAATTAATAAATATATTAGAAAATAATGATACAACTAATGAAAAAAAAAATTATAGCAAAATGAAAGTAGATGATTTAAGAAGTTTAGTAGTTACAAAAAATTTAACAGATAATGAAAATGCATTAAAACTTAAAAAATCAGATCTTATTGATATGTTGAAAAATTAAAATGTTATTTACATAAATAATTATTTATATAAATTATTTTATTTATTTATATAAATAATGAGCTGGGGAACTTGTGTTAATGGATCAAATAATATTCATTTTAATTTTCCTTCATTAATGGATGATGGTAGAAATTTTACAAGCTATGAATCTACCCCAACATTAGATTCTTTAATAAAAAAATCTTCAAATATTAAAAGTAATAATGAATATAGACAATTTTTACAAGCAAATGCAGATAAAATTATAAAAAATAATCAATTAGACGCATGTAATCAATGTGGAAGTTGTGTATATAATAAGCCAATAAATAATGAAACATTAGCAGGACAACCATATATATTTAATTCATCATTATCAAATGATCAACCATATGGATATGAAACAAGTGATTTAAAAAACATATATTTATCACGACAACAATTAAATTTACAAAAACGTATTTTAAAATATAATTTAAATTTAGAAGAAAAAAACATATAATTATAAATAATTTTTCAAATATACTTTTTTATTTACTATATATATATAATATGAATTTTTTTGATAGTTTAATGGCTCCTCTTTCAAGAGATCATTGTATGATAATATTTTATTTAGGAATAATTAATTTATTTTTTGCAGTAGCATTATTAGTTAGTGGTGTTTTTAATTTATTTGATAAAAAAACTATGTCTAGAGGTGGAGTTTTATTAATAAATTCTTTTGTTGCATTCTTTATGTATTATTTATATAGAATAGCATACTCAATATGTATTAAAACTTTATAAATTATATATATCAAAAGCAAAAAATAAAATTTATAATAATTAATACCTATTATTAATATTTAAATAAATTTATTTTTAAATATTAATGAAAGTTTTGAGTATTGATATTGGAATTAAGAATATGGCTTACATTATATTAGAACATAATGAAAATAGTAATAATTTTGAAATTATAAAATGGGATATTATTAATTTATGTAATATTATACCAAATTGTTCTAATATTAAATGTAATTGTAAAGCCAAATTTTCAAAAAATAATAATTATTTTTGTAAAAAACATACAAAAAATGAAGATTATAAAATTCCAACATTTAATACAAAAACTTTAGTTAAACAAAATATGAAAAATTTGTTAACTATAATTGAAGAAAATAATATAACATATGAAAAAGAAAAAAATAAAAATGAAATAATAAAAACAATAGAAGAATATGTTTCTAACAATTGCTTTGATGTTATCGAAGATATTAATGCAAATAATGTTAAACTAATTGATTTAGGTATTAATTTAAAAAATGAATGTAATAAATTATTTCAAGTTATTGATATAGAATCACTAAATATGATTTTATTGGAAAATCAAATAAGTCCAATAGCAAATAGAATGAAAACTATACAGGGGATGATAGCACAATATTTTATAGATAATGGAAATCATAATATAGAGTTTATATCTTCCGCTAATAAATTAAAACTTTTTTTAAATAATGAAAAAACTTCATATAACGAACGAAAAAAAAAAGGAATTTTAATAACAAAAGAATTATTAGAAAAAAAAAATAAAAATAATGAGATGGATTATTTTATGAATCATAGTAAAAAAGATGATTTAGCAGATAGTTTTTTACAATGTATATATTATTTAGTAACTTTTAATAAATTAAAACTCAATTAAATATTTTTATATTATTAATAATATTATTAATAATATTATTAATTTGCGGAGGACTTAAAAATAAAAATTATTAATAAATTAATAATGGAAGTATTAGAATTAGAAGCAGATAACATAGATCTTGACAACATAAATTTACCTAATTTAAAATTAAGTGATACTAATGTAAGTGATGATGAAGATATTATTACATCAAAACCTTCTGTTAATTTTGGTAGTGGTATAGAATTATTAATGAATGATAAAACTAAAAATGAAAAAAAATCATCTACTTCAATAGATATTGAAGATATTACAAAATTAGAAGATGAATTAAATGATCTTACAAATAATGAAGTTAAACAAGAAGAAAAATCTTCAAAAACAAAACTTTTTGGAGGATTATTTGATAAAAAAGATGATGGAGAAAATGTTAAACCAGTAAATTTTACAAATAAATCGAAAGATGATAGCAAAGAAAATTTAGGTTCATCTACTTCTAAAATGAATGAAAATAAAACATGGGATGGTTTTGGTAAATTTACAAATATTCCAATTGATGCAGAAAAAACAGAAGAAAAAAAACCTCTTTCAAAAGAAGAAGAATTAAAAGAAAAATTCAAATATTTAAGAAAGCTTGAAGAGTTAGAAAAAAAAGGAGTATCTCTTAGTAAACGCTATAATATGGATTCAAATTTAAATGAAATGATTGGAGAATATGAAACTATTATTGCAGAAAAAGAAAGATCAAACAGTATTAAATTTCAAGGAAAAATGATGATGGCTTGTATTACAGGATTAGAATTTTTAAATTCTAAATTTGATCCATTTGATATAAAATTAGATGGTTGGGGTGAGCAAATAAATGAAAATATAGAAGAATATGATGAAATTTTTTCTGAACTACATGAAAAATATAAATCAAAAGCTAAAATGTCTCCAGAATTAAAATTATTATTTCAACTAGGAGGTTCAGCAATGATGGTTCATATGTCAAATACATTATTCAAATCATCAATGCCAGGCATGGATGATATTATGAAACAAAATCCTGAACTTATGAAACAATTTACTCAAGCAGCTGTAAATACAATGGGCGAATCAAATCCTGGATTTGGTGGTTTTATGAATGGATTATTTAATAATGGTGGTAGAGCAAGTGGTGAAGGAAGTGGAGCTAATCCAGGATTTGGTATGCCGAGAAGAGAAATGCCTCCTAATGTAAATATAGGTCCTCCTCCTCCACCAACTGAAACAAAACTTCCAGAAAGAAGTCAAAGAACACAAAATTTATCAAATCGACCGGATTTAATGAGTGCGCGTGGAATGTCTATTAATGAAAATGAAGGAGATATAAATAATGAACAAAGAATTAATCGTCCAGAAATGAAAGGTCCAACATTTTCAAATTCAGCAAAACAACAAACTATTGGAAATATTTTAAGTGGACTAAAAACAAAACAAATTGATGTAGAAAATAAAGATGGAAGTACAATAAGTGTTGAAGATATTAAAGATTTAAATGGTGCAAAAGCACCAAAATCAAAACGTAAACAAAAAAGTGACAAAAATATAGTAAGTTTAGATATTTAATTATTTTATAATATTATAATATATATTATATTATATATAATAATGAAATTAACTGGAGGAGAATTACAAGAAGCACTTCCTAGTAATTTTCGTACTACACGATCACATAAAAAATATAACAAGTCTAAGTCTAAAATAAAACCATCAACAAGAAATGGTGATAATAGAAAACAATTACAACTTAGAGAACAACAAGAAAGAAAACGTAGACAATCAATTGAAAGAAATTATAGGAATAGAGAAAGTGGTAGAGATATAAGAAGTAGAAGTAGAAGTAGAAATAAAAAATATACAAATAAAACTAGAAGGATTAAAGAAGAAAATAAAAAAGAATTTAAACCACAAGAATTAGAAAATAATAAAAGACCACAATTTTTTTTAAAGAATTTAATAGATAGAATAAGACAAAAAAAACCAGTTGAAACAAACCTATATAATAAAGAAGTTCCTCCAAATGAAAAAGTAGCTTAATAAAGTTTAAATATAATTTATTTATATTTATAAAAATATTATTAATTTAAATATAAAATATAAAATATAAAATATAAAATTAAATAATTAATATTATTAATTATTAATTAATAATATTAATATGAATAATATTAATTATATTATTAAACCAGATTATAGCAATTTAAAAACTTTTGTAATTAATTTAGATGATTATAAAACAAATTTTGAAAAACAATTACCATATTTAGAAAATTTAGGATTAAAAGTTGAACGTTTTAGTGGAATAAATGCTTTAAAAGATGAACATTTAAATCCAATATATAAAGAATATATATCAAAATTTGCTTTTAATTTTACACCAAAATCAATAATAGGATGTGCACTAAGTCATATATTATGTTGTAAACATATATACAATAATTATATAAATGATTATGAGTATTTTTTAATTATGGAAGATGATGCTTTTCCAAAATATGGTAAAGAGGATTTTTTTAATATATTAAATAAAACAATAAGTGATATACAAATTTTAGATCCTAATTGGGAAATTATACAATTATTTAAAATAGGTATTATAGATACATGTGATACATATATATCACATATTCTACATGGTTCTACTGTAGCATATTTAATAAATATTAATGGAATAAAAAAAAATCTAAAATCTAAAATTTATAATCATATAGATATATTTACTTATAATTCATTTTCATTTAAAAAATATAATTCAAAAAAAGATTTATTTTATACAAATGAAGAAAAATCATTAACTAGAAGTATTAATAATAATTATATTAAAGTTTATATATTAAATTTATTAAATAAATATTTTAATCAATTTTTAGTTAATAAAAATTTTGGATATGATAAATTATCTCAATTTAAGTTGTTAAAAATTCCAAATTTTAAAAAAGAATATACTTTAAGTGAAATTTTAGAGTATTTATCAGCTTTATTTTTGATAAGAAAA